ATACGCGGTAATCGCTGAGTCGTGTATTATTCTCCGCATAACTAAATAGACCCCAGAGGGAAGAATGACCACTCAAAGCGAAGTGCCATCAGCCCCTGTGGCAGAGAACTTGGATGACGTCAACAGTAGTGACCTCATTCACCAACCCGGAGCAGAACTGGAAGACTCCTCCGAGGCGGTGAGTACGGAGACTGCACAGACAGATCCGACTTCAGAAGCCCCAGACGCGGCAGGTATCACAGAACCGGAAGTGGCGGAACCTGAGACGACTCAGTCCGCACCAGATACTGGCGCAGAACCCGCACCTGTAGAGTCCGACGATAGTCCCAGAACCTACTCTCAAGAAGAGTGGGCGAAGTCGCAGAGTACTAATGACCAGTTCAGGCAGCAGGCCGTACAGGCCTACAACACCCAGGAACAGCGTCTTCAGGAACTCGAGCAACGGGACGCAGATCGTGAACGGCTCCTTTCAGAGCAGGCGCAAACAGCGCAGATCAGGGCACATACTAATCGTCTCTCAAACGAACTCGAGCAACAGGGTTACGACCAGGGCCAGATTGCAACTGTCACCACCAAGGTGGAAGAAAGTTTGCAGGCTGGCCTTAAGGCCACGAATCGGGTGGCAGAGCTTGAGAAGGAACTTGCTGATTCTAAAGAGCAATATTCCGGGATTGAAGGCCAGGCAGAGCGACTAGGCAGTGCAGCCAAAGCGCAAATGCTCGGCCAACAACACGGACTCTCGTTTGAAGATCAGCAACTTCTGGTAACAAACTCTCCTACACCCGCGGCGATGGATGCCCTTGCTCAACGGTTCGGCAAACTACAACAATTCGAAGCAACTCAGAAAACGACCGCTCAAGGAGTCATCCCGACAGACACCGTTCCGGGTGAGGCATTAGATTCAGGCGTAGGTTCAGCATCGATGACTAATATCCAGTTCATCGAATGGGCCGGCAACCCTGATCAGGCACTCTCCACTGCGGATCACGCGCGTCTGGACGAGGCGATGACTGCTGAGTACGGTCCGTAGGTAAGGACATTACCGATGCCAGCAGGTAACACGGTCACCGATTCAATCGCTGACTCGCTAAATACAGTCGTTGCTGCAGCCCGCATCGTGCGTGAGCAAAAGGGCGTAGTGCCCCAGTCTGTTGAACGACAGACGCTCAAGCCGAACAGTGGACTGTCGTGGCGAGAGATCTCGTTCGACAAGCTGACGTCTCAGAACGTCGATGAGACAACCGAACTCGACAACCCGCAGCAGCTCGTCGACACCGCTTTCACGGTGACCCCGACTGTCAGCGGAATCCAGACCCTCATCACCGACCGCGTAGGTCGGCGCATGGACAAAACTGCTCTCGCCCGCACAGGCAAACTCGCCCAGAACGCGCAACAGCGCAAGAAGGACGAAGACGGCATTGTGGCGATCGACGGCATGACCGCCCTTGGATCAGCAGCAACCCTGGTTTCAGGTATCATTCGTGCCGCACGGTACGTGATCACCTCGAACACGACTGAGCCTGCTCCCGAAGGCGACCAGATCTCCACGATTCTTCACGGTTTCGTGATCAAGGACATCGAAGACGAAGTTCTCGTTCCGACCTCCGGTGCAATCGTGGCTTCCTCACTTGGTTCCGACCTCGCAACCAAGACGTTCCAGAATGGCTACCAGGGCCAGATTGGTGGAACGATGCTGCGTGAGGACGGCAACATCCCAATCAATGCGGGACCGACGGCCAAGGGTGGAACCTTCGCCAAGTCGGCGTTGGTACTGGTTCAGGGACACTCCCCGAAGGCAGAAGTAAGGCGAGAGCCTCACATCGCCGGTGGTGCGACGTCCATGTTCCACTACGACGAGTACGCGTACGGAGAACGCTCCGCAGGCAACTGGGGTCGCGAGATCCTTGCAGACGCTACAGCGCCAACAACTTAGTCTGGCGGGGTATTCAGACAGCAACGAAACAAACCATTACTCAAACCCGCCTTATCGGTTAGGAGTAAGGAGAGAAAAAAATGGCAACAGTACAAGGTGAAGTCGGACGCGTCCGGTTGTTCAACGACTTCTTTGGAGTCGCGAACACTTTGTCACTAACCGCTGATACAGCGGAACTGGGAGACTTCTACGCCGGTGGCGAGGGGTTTGAGGACAATGATGCAGGTATTGCAGGTAAGGACGCGCTTTCGGGCGTTGTAACGATTACCTCTGCCAATACCAACGCTGACACGACCTTTATCGGCACACACATCGGTCTTGATGTTGCGCTGATGGGGACGATTACGCTGGAAACTCGCATTCAACTCCCTGACCTGGATACTAAAGAGATATTCTTTGGGCTGACCAGCATCCTTTCGGTTGATGAGCAGCTTGAAGATATTGTCATCAACGCTTCGGGGACAACCCTCACTATCCCTGCGGATTGTGTTGGGTTTTACCTGAGTGATGAACTCTCCGACGACGAAGACTGGCACGGTATCCACGCTGGTGGTACTGCTTCTGACTCAACGACTACTACTGACGTTGATCTGGACGATGACGCTGTAGCTGGTGAGTGGCAAATTCTTAGGCTGGAAGTCGCACCTAATGGAACCACTCGTTGGTACATCGACGGCGAGCTGAAGCAGACGGTTGTAGGTGCATGCTCGACGACAACCGATATGGCTGTCTGTCTTGCTGCCGCTGCCAACACGAGTCAACTCGCCATCTTTGACGTGGACTACCTGCTCGTAAAAGCAAACAGAGACTGGACCGTTTAGTTCAAAGGGGCGGGGCT